GTTCCAGCCCACTCACCTAGCCACACTAAGTAGCCATTGTGCCCAGACTGTGCGCTTTGTGTTACTAGCGTCCCTGCTCCTGTTGATGGTGCCGCCATACTGATGCCCTCGCAATTCTATTTACTGGTGATACAATGGCGGTGGTGCGGTGCTCCGAAAAGCACCGCACCATCGATGAACGTCTAGCTAGAGCCGGACGTACCGTATATACCTCTGGGATCGCCCCAGCCGGAAGACTGTGCAAACTGACCACTGATCTTGTAGTCTTTGGTGTCAAAGTCATAGATGTAGTCGGTATTGAACTCTTCGCGGGTGTAGCATACCAACTTGTGGTTCGCCTTCTCAGCGAGGAGGAACCACGCATTGGTATCGGTGAGATAATCCCACACGACCAACTGCAAGCCCAACCCGTTGATCGGGTTGATCGCCGATTCCGAATCGCCGGAACCGCCGTAGTTGACCGTGGGGTTGCCACTGGAGTCGAGCAGACGAGCAGCCGTGAACTGCGTGTCCGGAGAGACCAACAGATACTTGGGCCGGATCGCCAGTTTCTTGCCCGCGCCATCAACGAAGTTCTTGCGAAAATCGATGAGGCCCGCCTCCAGGGAGGTCTTGGAAAGGTCCGCGTGTGAAGAAGGCTCGTTGCGGTAGGTGCCGCCATCTTCACGAACGTGAACGGCAGAAAACAATTCGATGCCATCGGGGCCGGTGTATGAAGACGAGAACCCGTTGTTGAAATGGTTTGCCAGGATAGTCTCTTCCGTAGCGTTGGCGGAGTAGGCTAGTTCAATCGCCATATCCTCCATCACCCCGTAGAGCTCATCCCGCATCATTTCACGGGTGGCCCGCATACCAAGAGCATAGTCTACGTGCGTAAACGTACCCTTGTGCCCTTCCGTCATCGAAGAGTAGTTGATCGACTCGCCCTCGAGCTTGGTCTGCAAGAGGCCGACCCCACCAACGGTCTGCGTGTTTTCCTGGTACTGCGTCGATTCGCGGACGTTGAAGAGTCCGCGTCCTATCTTGTCGCGCTGGTCATAGGCATGGTGAATAACCATATCTATGCCGCGCAGAGTGGTAAGATTACTAAAATTACCGGTTACGCTAATAGCTGGCATCGTTAGTTACTCCCTATATACCTACGGAATCGCCATGATGGCGATGCACGTTCCAAGTGACAACGTAGTCTGCAAAATCGCCAAATGCGTTGGCAGTGCCGTCTGTGTTGTCTGGGTTGTTGTATTGTAGCAAGTCGATAATTAAAAAGTTATCATCCGCGCCACTTGCATCCATCGTATCAGTATCAATTTCCATTGTCGATATTTTCGTGGTGGTATTCAGTGTAGTCACGGTATTATCAACAGTCGCGCCGACTGACGTTTGTGCTAAAGCAGTGCCATCACCATCGTCCTGTGCTTGGAGAATCTGATTGGGGTCGATGGCGCACAACACTCGTCCCGCAGTGCCCGTTGCAGAGTGTACCAAGGATACGCCTACGGTATTAGTGCTGGCACCAACCGCACCGGCAGGGTCAATTCCACCGTCCGTGGTCTGCAAGACCACATCGTTGATACCAAAAGCGGCAGCAGCGGCATCCTTGTATAACTGCTTGGCCGCAAGGAGTGGACCCCAGGGCTTGAACCCATAGGCCCTATCTTGATTTGCCATTACGATTTATTTCCTTCGCGTACATTAATAGACCCAGTACTCAGCCCCCGCTCTGCCGCTCTGGCGAGGTTCCTCGCCTGGGTGGCATCCGCACCATGACGCACGGCCGTGTCGTAGACTTTGCGGGCGTGTGATTCCAACTTGCGATCAAAGTCCTCTTTGCGGGACGCGGTTTGGTTGTCCGTCTTGCGGGCTTGCATCGCCTCCATCCGTTGCTTCAACTGTGGGGGTTGCCGCATCAGCACCATCTCATTGGTGCGGACCACGTCATCCTCACTGCTGTTGTTCAGGTTGGGTATGCTTTCACCCTCTTCCCGCTTGACGATTTCCCATCCCACGTCCTTGTTGCGATCCACGTTGCGCGGGGCCACCCATCGGACGCCCCCCCCATCGCGGGTCGCTCGTTCTTTGATCACGGCCGGGACGTAGAGCGCATCGAACGCATCGTCATCATCGACCACTTCCAGTTCGCCGGTAGCTTCGATGATCTTGTCCACCTTCTCCAACTCCGTTGGAGTCTCATCCAGTGACCCCCGCTCAAACCCGGCTATCGTCCGGAACAGGTGTACCCTGCCCATATGATCGCGTAGCTTGCCCGGTTGGGTCTTGCCTTCGAGGATGTGACGGTGCCCGCAGATAGGGCAGGTATGACCGTCCTCAGACTGAGCAATAGCCCAATCCAAGGCACGTTCGATATCGGCACTATCGTTGGTCGCCTTCGACTTTTCTTTCGCTTCGTTCGCGGCGTTGGCTCGCGCTTTCACCGACGACTCTTGCGGTGGTTCCAGTTGCATTTCTACCATTAGCTCTGCTCCTTAATCATTGCGTTGAGGTCTTGGCCGGTAGCGTCACCGGCCGTGTTGCGCCCCAATCGTTCGAGCGTCTTCATATCGTTTTTCTCGACTAACCCGCGCAATGATCGGAAGCGGCTAGCAGCATTACGCAAATTCCCCTGCTCTGCTTCCCGTGCCTGGTTGGAGTTACCGTTCTGACCCGGTGCGACGGGGGTGTTACTCCCCATCGTGCGCCGCTGTGAGTACGGTTTCACCTGTCCCGCCTTGATCTCGTCCATGACGATCTTGGACATCAGCAAGTCCATGTTGGCCGGGTTCTCCGCCCACTGCGGTTGGGATTGCAGGGCCGATGCTACCTTACCCGTGATCCGTTCCGCGTCCTCTGGGCCGATCATCCCTTTGCCTACCATATCTTGGACTTGGTTGGATACGTGAAACGTGCTCTGGATAGAGCCCGTCTGTTTGTTCACGTAGTCCTTTACCTCTGCCATGATCTCGTCTTTGGACGCTACGCCCTGCTTGCCGATCTTATGGTTAAAGTGCCGGTCAAGCATCTCGTAGACTTTCGAGCCGGTCTCGTCGTCACCCAACATCTGCTTGATGTAGAGCTCTTCTCCGTCCGGTTCGGTGCTGGCTGGTTCCTGGGTCTGCTGTTGAGTTATTTGCTGTTGTTGCTGGACCCCTTGAGCAAACTGCTGCCACTGCGCTTCCCGTTGTCGAAAAGCCTCTTGCACTTTGCCCAAATTTTCCTGGGCCTCATTCTTCTGCGAGTTCACCTCGCGGAAGCGGTCGTACGGAATCGGTCCTTGTTCGGACTGCTCTGACGCGTCAGTGGGCGTTACCGATCCGTTGTCCGCTTGGAGGGAGGACGAGTCCCCGTATCCGTCCGATGCAGAGGCAGATGAGTCCTCCGCGTGACTTACATCGGGTTGTACTTCAGACATTATAGTCCTCAGAACACAAAAACGTCCGGTGTAGGAGACCGAGGGAGAATGGTAGAGGCACTCCCCCCGACCCGGTCCTCTACACCGGACGAGATAACTTCGATTTTACTCTACGGGTGTTGCGGTGCTACTAGTACATCTTGCGCTTGGGGGCGGCGGTATTCTTCGCCTTGGTCCCCTTAGTGCCGCCTTTGTTGGTCTTGGACGCCTTGCGGGGCGTCTTCGAGCCATACATTTTGTTTCCCTCTGGCACAATGCACCTCCTGGGTTAGGTGACAGGTTGTCGTGCAGTCTTGAGCTCATGCTGCACGATGGTGAATCTCTTCTCGTCCATACCTCTGAAGACCACTACGGGCTCGTCCCCACGGTGGAAGGAGACCAGGAAGTACTGCCCGTGGTTGATCATGTTTCGCGCCACCGTATCTTGAACGCGAGGCTCAAGGGCCGGTTCGATCATCTTTGTATTTCACTTCCTTCTAAAAATCGAACCGGGACCGCCAACGCCTGGGTGAATCCCTGTAGCACCTCTTAAAAGACGTATATCCCTCTGTAAATCCATCTCATCCTCCAGAGTCATCGGAGATCCGTATGGATTTGGTACCGCAGCACCCGTAGAGTAAGCTCGCCAGGCGTCTGAGCCGGGACGCGGCGACTGCGTCACCTGACCCGTAGTGCGATCTAGGACGTAACGTATATCACCTATATCTGTGTATCCGTTCTGCTGGAGTTCCATTTCTTGACCAGCGGAAAGTCCTGAAAATCTACCACCCACCTCTCCAGTGCCCATTGAGGGGCCTCTCCCCCATCCCCTACCCGCGTAATCGGGCATTCGATTAGCTGGGTCATAGGGATTCCCCCCCCGACCACTGCGTATTGAGGGTGCATTACTGATGCCCCGTATCGTGCCCGCTGCGGGCCGTTGCGACATTTGCTGTCCATAGTGACTGCCCCGACCGGGCGACGTTAGTGCAGCCATCATTTGTTCGACTTGTCTGTTGTCTACTGGCATCCTGTCCCCCTATAGGTCTCTCGCCTGTTCGGCCTTATTGATCAAAAACTTAATCGTCCGTTGTATGCCGTCGATGATACCGGCTTGATGCTTGATCTCTTCAAACGTCCCCTGCCGGGTGATGTCGATCAGTTGCCCTATCTCTTTCGCTTCCATCCCTCCGAGGTCCGTCAACATATCCTTCCACACATTGTGAGTGGTGAAGTCGCGCCACTCACGCTTCCGCTTGGGGTCGATCACCGCGTCGGAAACGTCGGCGGGTTAGGGATCGACGCTTGAGGCTGTTGCTCTTGGCTCAAGCCGGGGATGTTGCCATTCGACTGACTGAGCATCTGCGCCATCATGCGGTCCTGACCACCGGGGGCGGGACCACCCTGCTCATTCGGTTGACCGGGCTGACCGGACTGACCCCCCTCCTCCTGACCCATCGCCATCTGCTGTTGCATCTGCGCCTGTAGCTGCTTGGCTTGCATCTGCCGCTGGTGCAGGGCGAAGTGCGCCATGTACCCCTCTTCATTGGGACGGCCCAAGGCACTGTACTCCGACGAGTTCATAAACTCCATCAACTGGCCCAGATGCTCCTGGTCGTTGTCGGAGGGATGGACCGGCGCGGGGGCGTTGATGCCATAGAGGAATTGCGCCATCTCGCCATTCTCTTCGTCCTGACTTCGGGGGTTGGTCTGCGCTATCGCCGCCTTGGGACCGATGTAGGTCTCCGGGTCACGGATGCCGAGACTCCGCAGATAGAACGCTTCGATCTCCCACCGTCGCCCCGGATCTTGGTTGACGAGCGGACTCGCCGCCGCCATCTGCAACATCGCCTGTGCCTGTTGCTGCTGTACCTGAGCGGAGAAACTGCCCTGGTTGGCCCCCAGGCGGAAGTCGTATTCGCCCTGCATCCACAAGGCGTCCCTGTTGAGATCCATCGTCTGCGGCCCCGACTCCCCCTGCAAGCGGAAGACGCGATCCTCCGGCCCATACTGCATCTCAAGGTCGTAGATGAAGCGGCATAGAAACGAGAAACTCTCCGCATCTTGGTTGAGGATCTCACTGGTACGCGCCAAGGCTTCTTGCTGGGTGCCGACAAAGCCGGTGGCATGACGGGCGGCCGCCCCCCGCGTGGGCGAGATCCCCAAGAAGAGGTCCGTCACCCCCACCACCCGCTCAACGAGCGTATAGAGCATCTGCTCTTCCTGGTGGTAGAAGGTGGTGACGTTCGACATCGCGGCAAACTGCACGTCCCCGATGTTATCCACGGGGATGCCCTTGAGGGGTTTTAGCTCTACCTCGTCCGGGTCGAAAGCGGCAGAGGCCCGATAAAAGAAGAAAGGCAGGTTGGTGGCGAAGCCCACATCCAACCGCATATTGTGGATGGTGTCGAGTTCGGCCGACAGGTGCTGGACGATCTCCATGATGCCCATCGAATAGAAGCGGGTGGAGACCGTCTGGTAATGCATCTCCAGCAAGGGACGGTGACCCCGGAAGTAGAGGTCCGACAGGCGAAAAGCCCCCAATACCCGCTTGGGGGACCGCGATACGAAGATGACCATCTCCTCGTCATCGCCGGTGTCGGGGTCCGGGTAGGGACCGAAATAGGTCAGTATCTCAAATTCGGGGTTGGGGCGGGCCGATGCTTTATCGTGCGAGTTATGGGACCGGTTGAGACCATCGCTCCCATCCTGTTGGCGGACCCTGCGGTTGTTCTGGCCGGTCCCGGCACTGCTGGACCGATCCTGAGAGGGGGCCGCGTTGATCCAAAAGTCGCGGTCACCCTCTTCGCCCTCGATCTCAACGTAGGCGGAGTCGGCCTTTTTGAAGAGCAACGAGAGGGGTTCCCACTGGCGGACGATGACCCAATCTGCTCCGCCGGGATTGGAGGGGCGGTTGGGCTGGGCATTCATTGCCGAGGTGGGTACGACGAAGTCGTCCCACTCCAGGGGGGTCAGCACCGGACCGTCGTAGAGGACGCCTTCCTCTTCGCGTATCTGCTCCGAGTCTACGAGGCGGGCCACGCCCTCCTCATCCTCGACCACCTCCGGGACGATGTCCTTGGTGCGGTACTTATAGGTATCGGCCGCATAGGACAGTAGCGAGACACTGCACCCGTGGATGAGGCGTATCTTAGACGCCCTGTTCCACAGATTCCTCGCATTCATGCGCTTGGCCTGGAGATCCCACTCTACGAGGTTCGCCGCCTTCTTGAAGACTTCTTGGTCGGCATCCTCCTCCGCCAGCCCACCGACGAGGGGCGTCTGGTTGTAGACGCCGGCCGTAAGGCGCACATTGACTGAATCGACCAACCAGTAGGGCATCTGGACGTGGAGGTCCGCCGACCCCTCCCACGGGCCAGAGCGGGGTTCGGTATTGCCCCGGAACATCTGGTCGTAGAGCTCGTGCTTGCCCTCCCACTCCATCCGGCCCTGTAGGCCGTCGTCGTAGAGGTCACCCACGAGGTCGAGGATCTTGTCCTTCTCCTCTTCAGAGAACCGGATCGGTTCGGGCGTTGCGAATTGAGGTGCTGCCATAGCTAGTGTGTTGCCTCTGGTATGCCTTTTAGACGTGCCATGCCAACCACCTACGGACGCGGTATGTAAGGTTGTCAAGCGCATTTATCTATTTCTGCCCTCCTCTTCTTGAGGAAGGTCACATAGCGATACCACCCCCATAGCATCAACCCAAAGAGGATGCCGACCAACAGCAACAGACCCACGAGACCGTAGAGGACGATCAATAAAGGGGTCACTCATCCCTACTATGACCCCGAAAATGACCCTCTACGGGCCTCTTGACCCCATATTTCTTGCACAACTCCAAGAAGTACTGGCGCGAGTAGCCAAGAGCCTTGGCGGCGGCGGTATTGGTAGGGTACATGCGGCACACCCGCCGCAGCTGGTCCTCCGTTACGCTACTTGGCATCGATCAAGCCCATCGATTGGTAGTGGTCCGCCACCTGTTGCCGTATTGAGGACGGGAGGGTCCACCAGTGCCGCATATCGCCGTTTTTCTCCAGGGCGTCGATGCCATGGTAGAGCCGTTCGAGGCGATGCTGACGCAGAGCACCGGGGTCCAGCCGTATCGCCTCGTCGTGATCGGTCTCCCACTGCTTATGGGTGGCATCGACGGAGGACCAATCCAATTTCTCGTAGAGTTCTCTCAGTGTCATCAGTAGCCCGTGACGGGATGACCCTGCGGGGGCGTTTCTACCGGGCCGTCCTCCTTGGGAGTGCGGGGGATAGAGCGTTCCAAGCCCGACACCGCGCACCATAGGGGGCGACAGAGGGGGAGTAGCCCCTGCCGAACGGCGGTGCGGGTGCGGGCGGTGGGGAAATCGGCGGGGAAGAGCAGCTTGTGGATGGGACGGCCCATAGGACCGTCCCGATCCGTCAACGCCTTGTTGGTGGCGGGGTCCAAGACCTCTGTGGAGAGGAGGAGTTCGAGGTCGCCATGGAGGGTCGCCGCCCCCGGCACCTTCAATTCGGTCAACCCCGCCTTATTGGCCGAATCGACGTAGGTAGGCCACCGCTCCCGGTTGAGGAAGGCGTCTTGAAACTGATACCAGCAGAGTCCTTCATGGCGACGGGCCGCATCGACCAACCCTTCCGGTTGATCCGGCATATAGGCCCTATGACAGAGGTAGCGGTCCTTGAATTCGACGGCCTTGTCGAAGAGTTCGGCGGGGGTGCGCGGTTCGGCCTCATCCAAGACCACGTAGAGCCTAGAAGGTCGCGTCTTCTGGTCCGGGTGCCAGTAGGTGCGTTCCCCCACCACGCAGATAAAAGCCACCTGGTCTTCGATGCCCATACCGAGGGCGGTGCGGGAGAGCTCGTAGCGGAAAATCTCGCCATCCGTCCGGTGTTGCTGGCGGTCCTCCGGTTCCAGGTGGTAGACGACCTCTACCTGGCGGTTGCGGTGCTGGCTCGTCAGGTGGATCATAGGCCGCACATCCCCTCGCACTCCTCCTCAAACTCGTCAAAGAGAGGCAACTGGTTCGGGTCGTAATCGTGGAGGATAGCCTCCTCCAGGGGCTTGAAGCGTCGGTGCAAATAAGCATCGCCCGTCACTCCCGGCAATTTGCCCTTGCGAAGCCGATGGTCGAAATCGACAGCGTCGGCCCAATCGTGCGGC